CTGGAGTGCGTCCAGCGACTTCTCGACGCTGGCTGTTGTTGCGTAGGTTTTGGAGACTTCCAGCGTGATCTGTTCTGCGGATTGAGTAATAAGGCTTTTTGTTTCCTCGGTGGTGCTGTACTCGGCCAGCTTGCCGTCGGTGTACTGCTTGCCAGCCTCCAGGGCCTTGTCGATTGCCGCCTGGCCGTTTGCAACGGTCATGTAGGTCTTGGAGACTTCCAGCTCTATGCTTTCCGCCAGGGCGCTGATCTTTACCTCTGTTTCTTTTTTTGTGAGGTAGTCGTCTTTCAGCACTTTCTTGGTTCGCTTTGTGGCGATTGTCACGGCGTCGGCGGTTGCCATTTCCGCCTCGGTCTTTTGCAGCTGGGCGAATGTCTGCTTGACGTTGGAGAGTTCCGCCTTATTTGCCAGCGGGTCGTCCGGGTATTCGTCCAGCTTGACTATGCGCTGCTTTTCGCGCTCGTCGGTCTTTTCAGACACCAGTAGCACGGCGTCGCCCAGGTCATAGGCCAGGGCGTTGTATTTACCGCTCTTGGCGGCCAGGTCTACCAGTTCCGCAGTATAAGCGCGGGCCGGGGTGCTGGCCTCGTCCAGCCTGGCCTGGGCGTCCTCCAGCAGCGCAGCCGTTACCGTGTAGCGTTCGTCGCGCCATATCGACGTTATAACCTTGTCGCTGTACTGGTGGTTCTCTATGTAGTTCTGGCCGTCTCGCCAGAGGTGCAGCCCGTCTTTTCCTATTGGAATAAGGCGGGTATAAAATCCATAGCTGGACGTTTTAACGCCCAGGCTGCGGAGGTTCAGCCGCTCGATAAAATATGCGCCGCGATCCCGGCCCCGCCGGGTGTGGAATTTCAGCCGCTTGTTTACGGCGTCGATCTCCAGCTCCAGGCGGTAGGTGGTTACAATCTGCTTCACGACCTCCCAGACCGTTGTGTCGTCCTCTTTACGGATCGTGCGCTTTTTTGTTATGTCGGCGTCCGTCTCTACCGTCCAGCCCGTCCCCTCCAGGGCAAGCTCTGCGGCAGCCTGGACGGTTTGCTCTACGGTTTCAAAGCCTTCAAACGGTGCGCCCTCCAGTTCTTCGATGTTGAGGGCGCACGACACCTTGCGCCATGCGCTGGCGCTGCTTTTCTCCACGGCCTTGACGACGTACTCCTGGCGATCCGTGCGGATGTAGCACTCTGCCAGGAGTTGGGCCAGCCAGGGGCCGCTGGTGGGGTAGGAAAAATCCAGGGTTTCGTCGCCGTACTCCAGTGTGCGCTGGATGTGCGGCGATTTTATCCCCGTGAGGTTCGCCAGCTTCTTGTGGTTTCTGTCGTACAGTTCCAGCAGCAAAGCTGCCCACCTCCTTTCTTAGAGCCATAGCGGTGTATATTCCACCGTTACGTCACAGTTTGCGCTGTCCCAGGTGATTGTCCGCTGCTTGCAATCCATAGCGGGCAGCGCCCAGAGCGTCACGTCTGGGGCTTTATTCTGCCCGTCCTGGGTTATTAGCCCCGTTGTGCCGTCAATAACAACACTATGCCCGGATTTTAGATTTTTCACGACCAGATCATGGACGCCCCAGCCTGTCATAGTGAGCGCGGCCACGTCTGCCCGTGGCGTGATCGTGAGGACGCACGCCGCCGGGCGGGAGCCGACGCGGTGGAGCGTCGCCTGGGTCTGGCCCGTGTAGGCCAGCTTTACGGGCGTATCCTGGAGCCAGCCCTCGAAAACTGCCTTGACCTTGTAGGCTTTCGGCGTGATCGTTTTCTCCGGCTCAAAGCTCACCAGGTAGCCTTTGTAAACACCTTTGTAACCGTCCAGCACCAGCTCGACGGGGCCAGGGAGACAGAGGCCGTGCAGCGTGGACGCGGTGCGCGTTATTTCGTTGCGGTTGTCGCCCCGGATCACCATCTCTACCGTGCAAGTTCCGCATTTCTGCGTCGCCGGGTCACTGATCGGGGCCAGCATATTGTCCGGCCACTCATAGCCCGCGCCGTCCTGTGGCGGGCCGAAAGCGACGGTCAGCTGCGTGGTGCGGTAGCGGGCCAGGTTTTCGCCGTTAATTTTCATTATCTGATCCTTTCCGCCTCGTCGGCCAGGGCAGAGGAAACGCGCGGGGTCACTTTTGCGGTGAGGTCGTCGCCGTCCAGCTTGTTCTCGACGTAGACCACAACACGCATGGCTTTAAGCGCTGCGGTTACTTTGTCGTCCAGCATTTGCTCCAGCTGCGCATAGAACGGGGCCAGAGGGAGGATAGCCTCCGCGCCAGCTTCTCCGCCCACCATGAGGCGGGAGCCGTTGACGCCAAAGGCGGTGGGGTTCTTCATAATACCGCCCGTGGCGTACCAGTCAATACTAAAGGACGGCACGCTGGGCGGGTTAAGTGAAAAGCTACCGCTTACGCGCGGGTGCGGCATTGCCAGGTGCGGGAGGCTCCACGAAAAATTGAAAAAGCCTTTAATCTGGTTTATTGCGCTGCTTACCGCGTCGCGGGCGGAGTTCATCCGGCTGCGGATCGTGTCCAGGATATTGCCAAAGCGGCCCCCGGTCATGCTGTTTATAGCATCGTAGGCGCTCTGGTAGTTCTGGCGGATCGCCGTCATGTAGGCCGCTACCACGCCGCGCACGCCGCCGCCGTGGCTGCTGTACGCTTGCTGGATCGCTGCCAGGCGTTGCTGGGTGTTGCTCTGCATATTTTGCAGGGCGGTTGCCATTGTATGCTTGACGCTCTCCAGTTTCTGCTGGGTATCAGTGCGCACGCTCTGGAGCTTGTTTCCCACAGTCTGCTGGATGTTCTGCCAGGTTTCCGTGGTTTTCTGTTTGGCCTCGTTCCATTTCGTGCTGATCGTCTGGCCGATTTCCTGCATTTTTGTGGTGCAGTTTTCTTTGAGGTCGGCCAGGTGCTGTTTTGCGGTTGTAATTGCGTCGCCCACGCCCTGGGCAAAATTTGAAAATACTTCTTTCGCCTTGCCTATGGCCGCGTCCACGCCCGCGCGAAATTCTTCGCAGTTATTGTAGGCCAGCACCAGGCCCACGCCCAGCGCCGCCAGGGCGGCCACTACCAACAGAATAGGATTTGCAGCCATAACAGCGTTTAATGCGCCCTGGGCCGCCGCCAGCCCGTTCTGGGCTACCGTGGCCGCGCCTGTGGCTACCGTGTGCGCCGTGGTGGCTGCCGTGGCTGCGATTTTCTGGGCTGTTTCCCCGGTCAGTGCGCCAGCTGCCGCGCCTATGCCGTCGCGGATCAGCTTGTAGGCGTCAATGCCAGAGCGTACGCCCTTAACCATTGCCGTGAGGCCAGCAGTAGCAGGGGCCAGCGCGGCGACCAGTAGCCCGACGGTGACTATGTTCTGCTTTGTGTCGTCGTCGGCGTTCTGTAACCACTGTGTCACGTCGCGCAGAATTTCGGTTACTTTCTCCAAAACTGGGGTGGCGCTCTCCTGGATTGTGTCGCCCAGCTCTGCGCCCGCCAGTTTTAAGTTGTTCATGGCGATCTGCACGTTTTGGGCGTTGTCGGCCACGCCGTTGTAGGTGGTTTCTACCGTTCCCGCGCTGCTTTCGATCAAGTCCAAAAACTGGGAGTATTCAAAGCGCCCGCCCTGGATTGCGTCGGCCAGGTCTGGGCCAGCCTTAGTGCCGAAAACCTCAATGGCTTTCGTTGTGGCGCTGGCAATATCCGGGCAGGCCGCGATCTCGTCCAGTGTTTTCTGAAATTCCACACGGGCGTCTTTGCCCTCTGTGCTCCAGGTGCTGATCGCCTTTTTCATACCAGAGAACGCAATCTCGGTGTTCACGCCGCATTTTTCCCACTGGGAGAAGATAGCGATAGAGGACGCCGTATCAAAGCCCAGCGCACGCATTGGCGCGCCGTATTTCGTTATGTAGGAAGTGAGGGTGTCAACACTGATGCCGGACGCTTGGGCGGCCACGGCCAGCTGATCCAACAGTGTGCCGTAGTCGTCCGCCTCTATGCCCGCGTCGCCCATTGCGCGCGATACCAGCTGCACGGCTTGCACTGCATCGGTTCCCGTGATCTCCGAAAACTTCAAAAATTTAGTTGTGCAAGCCTCGGCGGCCTCGTCGGTGTAGCCAAAGCGGGTGTTGACCTCGCCCAGTGTGGAGCCTATCGTGTCAAAGTCCGCAGCAAAAGAGGACGCCACGTTTTTATAGGTCTGTTCCAGGGCTTCGGCAGCCTCTCCCGTCGCGCCCGTGGCTTTTATCACGTTGTCCGCGCCGTTGTCTACCTCGTCCCATGCAGCTACCGCAGCAGTGCCAGCGGCCACGGCGGCGCCGGACACGACGTTGGCCGCTTTCTGGGCTTTTTCCAGCTTGTCTGTTACCTTGTCAAGCCCTTTTGCAAACTCGTCCAGGGCGGCGTCTTTCAGTTTTTTGTTGGTGTCCTCCAGCGCTTTCTCCAGCTCCAGGGTTGCTTTTTGGCTGTTGTTTTCGGCTATCGTAGCCTTTTGGAGCTTGCCCTCGGTACTGCCGATCTGGCCGTCCAGCTTTTTCTGTTGGCTTTCCAGGTCTTTCACCTGTTTTGCCAGCTCCTGGGTGCTGTCGCTGTTCTCGCCCGTGGCCTTTTTTTCTGCCTCGTAGGCGGCCTTTGTGGTTTGCAGCTGCGCGGCCAGCTCCTGCTGGCGGCCTTTCTGGTCGCTCAACACTTTGGTTAAGCGCTCCACCTCTGTGTGGTGTAGGCTGGTGATCTCTTTCTGGGCCTTGATTTTCGCGGTTAGTTCCTGCTGCTTGGCTTTCAGCTGGTCGGTGGTGCTGCCAAACAGCTTGGCCTGGGTGCTTGCCAGGCTGAACTGGCTTGCAAGCTCTTTCGTGCTGTCGCGGGCCGCTTTGAGGGCCTGCTGGTATGTGGAGCTGTTGGCCGATACCTTGACGTTTGCCCCGGCGCTCATGCTTTGCTCACCTCGCTATTTTTCGGTGTGTTCGATCTCGTAGGCGACGTACTCCAGCAGACGGCCCAGCGGTTCGCGCTGCGCGTCTGTGTAGCTTTCGCGCAGAACGCGAATCGCCAGGCGTGTGACCGCCTCGACGTTCTGCTTGCAGATCAGCCAGCGGTCTGCGGTTTCGTCCACATAGCCCGCCTTGGCGTCCTGTTCCGCGTCGTAGTCGTCAAATATTGATTTTTCGATAGGTTCCGGCGGCTCTGGCGACAAAGCCGCAAATTTTGGCAGGACGATCTGCTGCATAGCAAAATGCAGCGTTTTGGCTGCCAGCAGCAGATCGTCCACGCTTTCGCTGTATATAACCCGCCGGGAGGTGTTGAAAAATTCGGCCAGCAGCTGCAAATTTTCGCGTACTGCCTGGCCGGAGGTTTTCGCCGCCTCGATCCGGCGCATATAGTCACAATAAAGGCGGGCTTGCAGCACCGTCACGTTTTCCGCCGTGCTGCAAGCTCCCGCGCGTTGTAGCTCAACCTCCGGGGTCAAGCCTCTTTCGTAAAATTTACCGTGATAGTCTCCACGCTCTTGTTTACGCGCTCCATCACATAAAATTCCAGCGCCGCAAACTCGGTGAGAATTTGCGACGGTTCCAGCCCGTATACAGGGGCCAGCACGTCGTCCAGGGTAAACTGATCGCCGTACACATGACAGACGGCCTGGGCCATCTGTTCAAAGTGTTTGCGGCGGTAATTCGTCGCGCTGTCCAGCGCGTCCTGTACGTCGCAATAATCCAGGTACGCCTGGGTGTCGATGTGATCCGGCAGGAAATACTGTTTCTGATTTACCACAATGCTGCGCTTTGCCATTTTTTACGCCCTCCTATGTTTTAACCGCCTACCGTCGCGGCGTACTCCTGTACCTTGCCGAACCACGCCTTGATCGCGGCAGCGGCCCCGGTGTCCTCTGTTGCCAGGTTGGATTCGTCCACGCGCGCCTCGTAGAGGTGTACGTCTTTGCCGTCCACCTTGTCCATTTTTTCGCGCTGGTAAAACTCGCCCTTTACGGTGTTGGTCTGGGCGGTCTTGCTGGCGGCCTCGGTTTCGTAGTTTTCCTCGTTGCCCTGGGCAAATCTGCCGCAGTACATCCAAACAAAATCAAACTTGCCGTTCAAGCGGCGCACGCGGTAGCCCAGGGCCACCTCCGGCGCTTCATCCTCTGCGGACTTGAGCAAAAAGCCGTTGAGGTACGCCTGGCCGAAAAAGGCGGCGCGATCCGCTGCGGCCAGGGTGTTGACTTCCAGCTCCACGTCCGTACCCTCATACGCCTGGAGCATGCCCTCCACGCCGTCGTCGCTGTACAGCTTTTCAGACGTGAATTTGTCGGAGATTTTGGCCTTGATCGCGCGGGCCATCTTTACGGGAGTGCCTGCGGTGTAGCCCTCGGTGTCGTTCTGGGTGACTTTCGCCACATATACGTCGCGGAGGCCACAATAGCGGTGGCGCACCACGGTTTTGGGTTCGCTCATTCTTGGCTCCTTTCTTCATAAAAGAGAAAACGCAGCGGGCGGATATAGACGCCCGCCTCGATCCGGGTCTGCTGCTGGTCGGTTCCCTGGTAGGAGGCCCCGGCGTTGATTAGCAGCTGTTTGATTTCTTCCCGCAGGGTTTCTTGTTCCTCTGTGGAAAAAATCGTCACCTGTAGCCCGGCTGTCTCGATTTCCAGCGCGTCGTCGCTGTGAGCCTCCGGCGTTTCCGCCAGGGGCCAGAGGGTGACGTGGAGGCGTTTATAGCGCTCGTCGTACCAGCCCTCTTGTACTTTGACGCCGCGCTCTGTGATAGGCTCCAGGGCCTTGTAGGCGGCTGTGATAACGTCCATTATTCAAACCTCCCCAGGCGCTTGTCCAGTTCTGCCTGGTATTCTTCTTCCGCGATTTTTTGCAGCTGCGGCTCCACGGCCTGGGCGGTAGGCTCCACAAAATCGCGGGGCGGCATTTTCAGCGTGCCCCAGTTTACAAATTTAATGTAAAAATATTCGCTGTTGTCGTCCAGCGTCCAGCCCACCTTGGCCGCGTAGCTGTCGCCGGATTTTTTCGGGTTTTCTTGCGGCACGTTGTCGGCAGCCGGGCCGCCGGAGGGCTTAGACCATGCGCTGCCCGATTTTTTGTGATCGGCTGCGCGCGGTATTCGCCGGGCCATGTCCGGCTTTGCAATATCTGCGCCGCGCTTGACTATGCGCTTGTCCACAGCGGCGCGGGCGTCGTCGCCCTCTGCCGCTTCCAGGGCTGCTACCAGCTCCTTGAGGGCTGCGCCGTCCAGCTGTATCTGCATGGGCCGTCCTCCTGGGTGTCAACTGTTGACACTATGCCGTAAACGACGCAGTAAAGCGGATTTTGCCGCCGTCGTTTCGGGTAAAATCGGCGGTTTTTACCTCGTACTCGTCGCCGTCCAGCTCCACGCGGTAGGCGCGGTCATGCCGGAACAGGTGGCGGCGGATCGTGTCGGCCATTTCGCAGCGGCGCAGCTCCAGGGAGAGGTCGCCCTCCTGGAGCCTTTCCTGGGTCTGGTCGCGGGTCTGGGCGGTGTTGTCTCGCACATCTGCCCAGGGCGTCCAGATTAGGGTCTTTTTTTCGCTGCGGCGCGGGCCGTCGCCGTTGACGCACTCGAAAATACGCACGCGCCTATACACTGGCCGTCGCCTCCTTGTCCTCGTACATTTCCGACACCAAAAGGGAGGATGCGGCCCCACGCAGACGATCCTGTGCTGTGCCGTACTTCTCCCGGTTGTCGTAGAGGTTCTTAACCGTCATAATCGCCAGCAGCCGCTGGCGGGCGGTCATATTGTCGGCGTCAAAGCCGGGGATCAGTTCCTCCTGGCTCTGGACGGTGGCCTCAATCAGCAGCGGCAGCAGGGCGTCGTCGTCGTCGGTGTAGTCTATGCGGGCGTAGGCTTTCGCCAGCGTCAGCAATAGGCCCTTTGTCTCATCTTTCACCGATTGCGCCCTCCTTTGCCTTAGCCCGCCACAGTGACGGTGATCTGGCCCTTGATGATTGCGGCGGTGTCCACGGGCTGGACGTCGAAACGGTCACGCACCTTGACGGCCAGCTGGTCTTTGTCCCATGCGCTGCCCGCTTCCTTGGAGCTTTCAATCGTCATAAACTCGCGATCGAACAGGGTGACGGCCTCGGACAAATCGCCGCAGATCAGCGGGTAGGTGTTGGTCTTTTTGTCGGTATCCACGGCGGTTTTCAGTACCTTGTTGGAGAGGACGTGGACGGCGTACTTGCCAAACAGCAGCGTGCGGGTTTTGTTGGTGGGGTCGGGCTGCATGACGTAGTTGCCGTCCTTGTCTTTGAGCTTGTCCAGCCAGTTAAAGCCGTCCTGGTTCGTCCACACGCTGCTGGAGACGGTGATCGCCGGGTCAAGCATGACGTTGAAAATATCTTTCAGGCCATCCAGATCGGTGACGGCCACCTCTTTGCCCGTGGTGATCTTGTCCACGCACGCCAAAATCTTAGCGTTGCGGGTGGCACGGGTCTTTTTGGCGATCCACTTCATCAGGTACGCCAGGATGTTCTCGGCGGTGTCGGCCAGCAGCTCCAGAGAACACAGCATTTTGCCGCCCTTTTTGGTGATCGTGTAGGCGATTTTTGCAAACTGCGGCGTTTCAACCTCGGTAAACTCGCCGTTCTCGTCGATTTCCGGCCAGGCGGTGGTGTCGGCTTCTTTCTCAATGACGCGGGAGCCGCTCATGGTCTTGACGGGTTCGACGTTGACGTACTGCTCCAGGTTATCGTCACTGCGGCGCAGCTCCTTGATCCGGGTCTGGATGTCCTGGGGAACAGTGAGGCCGCCGTCCGGGTCGCTGTTCTCTTTCATGGCATCCTGGATGATCTGGCGGTCGGTGTCATCCATCTTGCGGCGGCTCACGGCAGCGCCCAGGGCATTGACGACGGCCTGGCCGATCCGGGCAAAGGTCAGCGGCGGCTGCTTCTCGTCGTGCAGTTCCTGCTTCTTCTTTGCCTGGGCCTTGGCGGCGGCCTCGTCCTCGTCCTCCATAGACAGCAGGAGGTTAAAGGCGCGCTGGAGGGCGTCCAGCTCTGCCTTTTTGCTCTCGGCCTCGTCCAGTTTGCCGTCTGCGATCAGCTGCCGCACCTCGGCTTTGGTGGCGTTGATTTCGGCCAGTTTCTTGCGCATTTCTTCGTTCATGGTGTACTCCTTTGCTTTGTTTTTTAGGTTCCGTAGAGGTAAAGATCGGCCAGCAGGGCCTGTGCGCGGCTCTGCTGTGCCTTGGCGGCTTTCGCCGCGTCGGCTGTGTTGATTTCCGCCCGCTTGGCGGTGGCGCTTTCTGCGGCCTCCTGGGCCTGTCTGGTGGCGTCTGCTTTTTTCAGCAGCGCGGGCGGCGTGGCCTTATAGCGTGCGTAGGACGCAGAGGCTGCCGGGGCGGCGGCCGCCGGTTCGTCCCCGATCACGTCCAAAAA